AATACTAAGCCCCGCCCCAGCTCAGCATGGGATCATATGACGTCACGCATATACAAATACAATCCTATCATCACTAAACATACCGCTTCGCGGAGTAAAATTAGCAAATACAATAACTTCTACATAATCTGTGTACTTAATTACACTTTGATATTTTCCTGACTGAATTATTCCATTCTTTAATTGCTCTATTACACCATAATTAACATACTCCTCGAAGCTTCGAGGAAAGTCGAACAGCACTAACTCTTGGTGGTCCCATGCAAAAGCAATGTCGGCTGTCTTTCCACCTGTCGTGTAAAAAGCATCACGCGTCTTTACAAGATGCTTAGCGTAAGAGGTTTTCCCTTCTCCACCTTGTGGGCCATAAACCCAAATGATTCTTCTTCCTTCTCTCTCCTGAAGCAAAGCATCTACTTCATCCATCCATGGCTTCCTCTGCAACTCCCAAGTAGCAATTGCCTTCTGTTTCTTCAACTCTCCTCTGAACTCTCTCAACGTACTAGCAGACTTATCATATGTGTTACAACAATCTTCTATGTACTCTATAGGACGCTTACCCGTCCTCTTCATGTCTACCATAACCTCTCTTAGTTTGTCTTCAATGGTTAAGACAAACTCTCCATACTCCCAAGGACCTTCTACTCTTGAATCAACCTTCATGGCATAGGAACGTGCTTCTCCTTGTGTACCTCTTCTCTTTTCAAAGTGAGCACCTGGAATGAGTCTCTTCATTCCAGCAAGTGATGTTCTCTTCTTCATTTCTATGTATCCCTGGAAATGTAAATTTCCAGTATCACCTTGTTCTAGTTGATAGACAAGGTACTTCATGGACTCATGAAGAGAGAGAGGGGAGGAAGGATTATTTAATGTGAAACACCAACATATAACTTGACGAGCCATATTTTATTAATGAGTGATGAATAAAATATTACAAGTGGTACATATATATAGACTTAATAGCATGTGAGTGTCACGTGATGACTCCGCTGAACCCGGGGCGGGGGT